TTGCTTGATGCTATTGCAGTGTTTGCTCTAGTAGTTTCTCTAGCAGATGCGACGCTGGCTTGTGTTGCAAGTTCAGCATCTTTGATGGTCGCTGCCATAGCTGCTTTTTCATTTTCTACTTCTGTTTTAAAAGCATTTACATAAGAATTAATTTTTGCTATTTGAGCAGTAGCTAATTCAACATCTTCATCTGTTTCAATTAAATCAGCTGCAACATCAAAGAATTTATCTGAATCTATTTGGTCATCTGCTGTACCTTTAGCACCTGCTGTTAAAGTAGTCAAAGAACCACTACCTGATGTTGTTGGTGTAACTTTACTGTAAGCAGAGTCAGTACTTCCACTAGCACTACCTGCAGATACTGATGTTTCTCCAGTATATCCATCTTGTGCAGATGCTATAGAGTCCTGTGCTGCTGCTATAGCATCTTGTGCTGTTGCTACTGCATCTTGAGCTGAGCTAACAGAGCTATCAACAGATGCATCACTATATGAAATACTAGGTGCATCTGGCGTGCTAGGTGCATTTACACTTATAGTTAATGCACCAATCGTGTTCATTGCATTCATCAATCTATTTAATGCGTTTCTTGCTCCATATAAAACCACTGCTTCTTCTGCTTCATCTGGAAAGTTTGCTATTGCACTGTCTCCGTGTGCTACAGTTATTGAAGAGTTTACAAACACAACTCTACTATCATTGCTTGCATTACTACCTGGATATGTATTTAAAACATCATTTTGTATAATATATGCTGGGTCACTTTCTGAAGCAGCTTCCATATAGTTTGTATCATTTACTCTCCCCATCATTGAAGGTGGTAGTTTTCTACATGGTGTATAAATTTTACTTGCGTGATTATTATCTTTTCTAACGACTGATAAAATCTTTTTTCCCTCTACATCTATATTATTTGTAAAGTTTTCATTGCTTGCTACTCTCTCTAATTTGTTTAAAGGAAGTACATTCATTACAGAGCGAGCACCAGCTGACAACCAGTCATTCAATGCTGTATCGTCAGTGCTCGCAAATCCTGTTAAATCATCTATTCTTGTTTTAAAATCAGCCATTATCTGCCTTGTCCTCTATATTCTTTTTTGTAATGTTTTGTACTCATTTTATTCCCATATTTTGTATTATGGCTTTGCCCCTGTCTAGTTTTCTTTTTTCCATTAGAATGTCTAGGTTTATTGCTAAATACATTTCTTGCCATCAAGCTCTCTTCTTCCTGTTTGTTTTTCTAGCAAATGTTCTAACATTTGTTGGCTTTCCCCCAACTCCTTGTTTTTTTGCTCTCTTTCTTCTAACTGCACTCCTTTTTTGTGCAGCAGTCATACTTGCTGCCTTTGAAGCTGGTACACACTTTGGATATTTTCTCTTGCTTCCTTTGGCAGATTTACGACCACATTTTTTGTGTCCTCCACCTTTTTTCTTTGAGCCAATATCTACCCAGTTTTCACTAAACCATTTCCTGAGACCACCTTTGTAAGCCATTATCTATAACGACCTCCACGTTTTTTGTATTCTCTTACTAACCATGCATTTGCATAAGCAGAAGGATATACATCAAACTTTCTTTTAGCAGCTGCTTTTACCCTTGAATAAAGAGAAGGGTTTGTTGGTTTTGGTTTATTAGTACTTTTTCTTCGTACTCTTCTTCTTCTTGCCACGTTTTTTACCTTTTCCGTACATTTTATTCTCCTTTTAATTTAATCCCACTTAATAAGTGAGTTCATCTTCTTTTCTCTTAACTTAGCGTTTTTTTTCTTGGTTTGTTCTATATGGTCACCCATACTTTTACTACCAAAATCTATTTGGTCTTTCCTAATAGCTGTAGCCATAGGAGTATCTCTCATAACAAACTGAGTGCTCCACTTTGGTGGATGAGCACGCTTACCACAAGACCTACAACTAAAATGACCTTCTGGGTTTGGAGTACTGCAGTGTTGACATTTAGCCATACTACATGTAAGCTACTATATAAGCAACTCTTGAGCTATCTAGTTTTACTGTGTTTATTGAAATAATTGTATTGTCAGTTAAAGTAGCTAAAAATGTTTTGATTTCATTTGCTAATGAACCACTATCACTGCTAGCTTTAACACTTATATTGTTAATAATTACTTTTACTTCTGCTCCACTATAATTTGCCATTTTATTCTCCTATTACTTTTTATATACTTTTTCTGCTCCTGCTATTCCAAAAGAGCCCAATGTTACCCAAACAAATGAATTGTAAATATAGTCATTTACTACAAGCTCTATGCCTATAATGCCCATAACCAAGTCTACAATTCCAAATACACACATCAAAGCAAAGGAAATAAATCCAATAATTGCTTTTTCATTATATTCGTTTTCATCTTTAAATATATTCCACATAATTCTTTCAGCTGTTTGGGAGAGCGTTTAAACGCCCTCCCCAGTAGCCTTCACTGTTGTTACGTATTACTTGATGAAGTATTAGCAGCAATGTCACTTACGTCGTGAGCACGCCCTTCTACTATCCAGTTATTACCATCAGAAACACATTTCATGTAAACGTGTCCAATAGCAGCACCTGATGCAAATTCAAGCTCATCGTGTGATGAACCGTTAAATGCAACATTAGATGGTGTAGCTGATTCAACGTCAGAAATACTTCCAACAAAGAAATCAGTTCCATCTTTAGCTTGAACAGTGATTTTTCCATCAAGAGCAGCGTTATTAATAAATTCGTAATATACTCCTTCATTATTTGCTGCTGCTGGTAAATTCACATCAACTGCACCACCAGTTGCTCCCATAACTACTAACGCACCACTCATGTCAGCAGTTAAAGCTCTTGGTGAAACACTGTTGTCAATTTTCACTAATTGTACTACTTGTTTATTAAAAGCAGCACTGTTTTGTTCTAGTACTCTTCCTTTAGCCATCTTATACTCCTTCCAAGTTGATTAAGTAATGAGATTCAGGTAAACATACCTCTAGACCTGCTTCAGTAAGAATCATGTCTTTTCTCAAGTCTTCATCTGCACCTTGTACATTTGTCATAACTTGAGTATCTCTGTTAATACCATTTCCAACTAATGGTCTGTAGTATAGTTTGCTCATATCAGCCATCAACATTAAACCAGATGAATGACCTCTGAATAGTGGCTCTTTTACTAAGTAAACAGAACCGTGTACAGTGTTAATCTCCATTAACTGGTGACCAAACGCTCCACCTAATTCATCCATATTAATCTGATATTGTGTTGATTCAGTTGATTTATCAACAAACGCACCATCACCCATTTTATTGAAGTAAGAAATAACTGGAAGAGAAGCTAATGCTAATCTTTCGTTACTTCCACCTCTTGCTGGGTCGAATAGTACTTCAAAGTCACCTAGTAGTGAGTCATAAGTTAATTCAGCTTCGTCATAGGTTTTTGCGTATGCTTTACCTTGTTCATAAACTAAAGCTGCGTCTCCAGCTTTAAATGTGCTGTTTTTAATAATATGTCCTACTAGACCTTCTGAATATTGAATGCCATCAATTCTAGCCTTTTGGTTGAAAAGCATAGCTCTTTCAATATCAATTTTGTGCTCTCTCATTTTCATAGCTAGCACTCTTTCAAATTCGTTGGAATATCCACGAAGTTGAGTTGCGTATGCAGTGTTTGTAACCTCAGCTGCTGTTTTGAAGATTTGAGTGTATCCAAATCCATCATCAATGCCTTCTGAGAATACGTCTGGTGAACCAGAACCTTCTGCGTATGCTGAACCAATGATTTGACATGGGTCACCATCTGCGATAGAATCTGAACCAGAAACACCTGATACTGAAATACATTTTGCTAAGAATGTAGTGTCAGCACCATTATCTGTTGGTGCATTTTCTACTCTTAATATTGCATTTCCATAACCCTGTGTGTCATCTCCACCACGAGTTCTAACTGCTATTACCATACCTTTGACTAAAAAGTCTATAGATGCTGGTGCAT